CCGCCGCCACCGCCACCGCCGCCACCGCCACCGCCAAAATTAAACTTGAAGTTGCCAAACTTCTTTAACATTTCTTCAATCTTACGCAGTGCCTCATCTAGGTTCTTTTGGTCAATTAACTCTTTAGGCTTAAGACTTTCAAGAATAGATTTAATAGTTGCCATTTGGATGCTTTGACCAGTCAAAGCATTAAGCACTCTGAGATCTGCATTAAGTTTTGCCGTTGCAGCGATAATGGCTTGCTCATCCTTAGCAGCAATAGCATCTTCTAATGCAAGGATTGACTTTTTAACATTGAGACGAGCAGTGTCATTGACAATTTGCATGACTTGAGCAGCAGAGGTCGCTTTACCCAATTGCTCAGCCTGATTAGTAAGAGCTGCTGCAATCTGAATCCTATCAATGTCGAAAATTTCTTCACCCTTATTAAGGGCAAGGTTAGCCTTGTCAATTGCATTCTGTAATCGCTTAGCCTTTAGTTTTTTAAGTTCATCGGCTGTCAGTTTTCTAGTGGTATTGGCTATTTTGTTAGTGATCTTATATTGCTGTTGTAGCGATTGAAGATGCTGATTATCAGAAGACTTTTGTACAGCCGCTAATGTTCCTGCTGCGCTTGCAATGTTCCACCAAGCACCAACAATAGGAACCATTCCTATATCAAACTTGAGCCAATCAGGAAGTTTGTCATCGAGAGACTGAATCTTTTCAATTAACTTGCCGATTCCGCGAATTACATTGGCTGTCTGTGTAGCAAAGTTCTGCATGCTAGTGGCTAAGTTCTGAACGCTTTTATCTTCGCCTAATCCCACAAGGGCATCGATGAGACCTTCACCAATAATCTGCTTAGCATCATCGGCTGCGTTAGCCAATTTCTGCATTTGACCAGTAGGTGTGTTAGCAAGATTCTTATTAAAATCTTTATAGGTTGAATCGAGCACCTTGACAAGAGCTGCTGCTCGCTCGGTCTCTGTTCCAGACTTAATAGTCTTTTTAGTTTGTTCATCTAGAACAAAGCCAACCTTAGTCAGAGATGCAAAGTTGCCGTTAAGAGCCTGGGCAAGTCCGTTAGTCATCTGCTTGAATTGATCAGCAGAAGCTGCTGCGCCCTTTTCCGCTGTTACATAATCAAGGATGGCAGGGGTAAGGGTTTTAATTGTGTCGATCTGAAGATTAAATGTTGCTAGTTGTGATTGGGTCTGGGTAATGTTTTCTTTATTTACCACACCAATGGCTTGCAACGCTGCTGCTTGGTCATTGAGGGCTTGAATTTGTGCATCGGTTGCACCCACTGTCACCTTTACAAGGTTAGCCAATCGCTCTTGTTGAGCCTGTGCTTCAAGTGCTGCCTTAACGGATGCTTTACCAAAAGCAAGAACCTGAGCAGTACCAAAACCAAGACCAACAGCAGCAGCAAGTTTTTTTACATTCTTGGTAAGTTTTTCCGTTGAATTTTCCGCTTGCTTAAAGGCTTTATTGCCAGTGAACTCCGCTGCAATGTCAATGACTACATTTGCCATGTTTAGCCTCTCACTGTCGCTCGTTGATTAAGTTTAGTGGCTGCTGTTGAAATGGCTTTAAGAACACCTTCTCTTGCCTTGCCGTTGTTTTCATCGTAGGCACGATAAAGGACACGACCTTGCATGCGATTCTTGCCTTTAAGTGGTGCGCGGAACTTTCCATCTTGGTTAAGAACAAATCTACTGTCAGGGCTTACCTTGCCCATTCTTTCGTAAATTGCTCCAGCTCTAGTTTTATTGAACACTTGAGCAAGAGCTCTGAAGCCTCTTGAATTGGCTTTTGATGGAGTTGTCTTAAAGCCAATACCTGACTTGACTAAAGAAGGATTGAAAAATGGAAAAGTTGCCTCTGACATTTGACGAGGCAACCATCCGCTTAATACTTCTCCGCGATCAGGTACATAACCCTTAGCCGATTTCGAAATTGGCTGGATTGCAAGTTTAATTTCTTTTTGGGTTTCTTTGGCTAGATCAGGTGTAAACTTGCGAAGTGCCTTGCGGAGTTCAACGCCGCCTTTGACGCTTGCTGGCATCTTGAGACTCCTTCGCTTCATCCTTAAGCCCTTGCACTAATGCATCGAGCATAACCTTATCTAGATCTAACAACTGCTGTGGCGCGATTCCCAACCTAATGCTCAGCCTAGCAATTAGGTAGGTGAACGGAAGATCGCGCTTTAAGCTAAAGGGTCTGAATCCTCGACCGAAACTGATTTTAGAGTTTCGATAAAGTCCATTCCAAAAGGCTTAACAGTTTCACCTGACCTGCGTGTTACTTCCCATGCTAACCAATAGACATCGCTCTGCTTTTCTTCATCGCGAAACGCCTTATGGAAGCCCTTTTTCGCGTACTGCTCGAATGAGTACTCCACTGCTGGAGTGATTTCGCCTTCTAGTACGCTTCCATCTGTACGAACTATCTTTAGTTTTGCCATGAGTTTGCCCCTTTGTTAGTTGTTTAGAATGTGCCTGTTGTGGCTACTGCAATTGTTGAGTTAGCAGTGAATGTGATTGACTGCATACCCATATCGCCTACAGCACCATTGATGTCTGTAGTGTTATTGACTAGCAATGATACAGTGTAAAGAGGGTTAGTAGCAGAAACTGCTGTTCCCTTTTCCTGTAGGAATACACATGTGACTGTTGTACCCCATGCTGCCTGTAATGTTGCCAATACATTTGCTGATGCTGTGTCATTTAAGAAGTCGATTGTTACAGTAGATGCTTCCAAGCCCTTAACGAACTTGTGTGCTGTGTCGCCCATAGCTGTGACTTCTAGCTCATCAAATGTGCGGTTAATAGTGATTGCTGTGACATGGTCAGAAAGATCAACAGTGTTAATCTTCACGCCTACTTTATTGTTTAGAAATACAGCCATGAGATTATTCCTCGTCTTTCTTAGTAGTTACTGGCTTTGGTGCTGGTGTGCTTACTTGCCCGATTTTCTTCAGGAAGTCAGCGTTTTCTAGTTCCCACTCGGACATGTTAACTCCAACTTGTTAGGATTGATACGGACATCTCGCAGCTGAGTAGGTCACCCGATGCAGCGTTGAGAATACTTGGTGCGCTTATCGCGCTTACATTATAGGTCAAAGATGATGCTGCGAGCTTTGCGAACACGCTACAAACAGTATCTTCTATGCCGTTAAGGTTTCCCTCATTGTCAAATAATGGAACAGTCATGATGATCTTAAAGTTAGCCATCGGACTTATAGTGATGTGCTGATTATTGCTAGGAACGATATATTCTGAATCTGGGCTTACAATGACACTGTTTGCGAGAACTACGCTTGGTGGAAATGCAAAAGTCTGCCACTTAGCGTTATCGACTAAAGCCGTTGCTAAAGTAGTCCGAAGAGTAGTGATGGCAACAGGCATCAGCCCACCATCGAGTTAGGTGATAAGCAGTGCGCGATCAATCCTCGCACCTTAGCGAGAAGCTGTGCGCTCATTCGGTAAGGGCTTGGCTGGAAATCTACAGCGTTACTGCCTGAGAGAGTGGCTGTACGCGCTTGCCAGATTTCAACAGATATCATCAAAGCTGCTTGCTGAACTGCTGTATCGGTTGCATAATCCGTAACAGACCCTGCAACAATTCCAAAAGGCTGGACGGCATGAGTGCCTTGATCTGCTCCAGTTGCAGCGTATGAAAGTGAGCCTGAACCAATGGCAGTAATTGTCTTAGTGCCGTTGTAAGGGCTTCCGTTTCTAGTAATAATAATGCTTTGTCCTACATAGAAATCTTTAGAAATTTCTTGACCAAAATAAAGAGTTGCCACATTATCTGTGATGCTTTGATGGGTATTGTAGATCTCGTTCTGCCAAAGCATAGGCAGAAGGACTACATCCGTTGCATCACATACTTCTTGAAGGGTTGCATCTGGATACAAAGTACCGACTCCGAGAGTGCTACGGAGTTCTGCGACTGTTGTAAGTGCCATGATGATCCTTTCTCAAGACTCTGGGGAGTAGAGGGCTACTACTCCCCAGAGCGACTTAGTGAGTTTTTACGCCTTGTTATTCTTGAATGCGCCAGCGCCAACCTTAGTTGCGATAGCACCGAATCCGTAGTAACCAACTGTAACTGATCCGTTAGCTGTTGATTCTGCGCGTAGGCGGTATGTTGGTGACTCGTACCATGTGTAAGCATCTGGGTTCACGATAAGGATTGTTCCATCGCCATCGCCACCATTTGTTGGATCTACATAGAGGTTAAGTCCTGCAACATTACCTGTTAGTGATGTTGGTGATACTTGACCGCCAGCGTTCATTGGCTGTGATGCTGTGTAGATTGGACGACCTGCATCGTTCAGAGACATGATGTTAGACCATTGTCCTGTTGATACGACCATGTTGCGAGCAAATGGGTTAGGTAGTCCTGCTGTTGCTGCATAGACAGATGCTGAACCACGAGCAACAATTCCTAGCAATTCTGCTGCTGTTGGATATGTTGCAACTGTTGTTGCATCTGTTGTTGCACCTGAGATAAGTGCTGCATTGACTGCTGCGTTTGTTGCCTTTGCGTAAGCTGCTGCCATGTTGCGAACTAGCTCATCAAAAAATGCTGGAGATGTACGATCTAGCAATTCAACAGAGAATGTCTGCTGTCCTGCATACTTCTTGACATCTACTGAAAGGAAAGCAGCGTTCTGATCTGTGTCTGAAAATGCTGCGTTCTCTGGCTCGATTTCAACAGTTGGAACTGCTGTGATCTTTGGGATCTCGAAAGTCATACCTGCATCTGGCAATACTCCGCGAGAGATTGCATCGATTGAAGGGCGGATTGTTGTTGATAGTGGGTTGATGATTTCTGACAACTGGCGTGTTGGTACAAGACCTGCGTTGTCTGTTGTGTCATCTGCTGCGCGTAGGTACTGACGAGCTTGGTCGTCTCCTAGTGCTGCGCGGATTGTGTTTTCTGCGTACTTAGCTGCTGTTACTTCGATGCGTGGCTTTGTGAAGTATGCTGCTGAAACAGTTGGGCGAGCAGCTTCAACCGCTGGTGCTTCAACTGGTGTTGCTTCGACTGCTGGAGTGGTGTTTTCCACGATGGCTGTCTCGCTTTCTGTTGGTTGGGTGATTTCTTCTACAGCAGATTCTTCTGCTGCAATATCAGTAACCTGAGCAGACTTAAAGGCTGGCTCTGTTACTAAACTTACTTCGACCAAGCGAGCAGCAGATACATAAGTAACGCCATCCTTGATCTTTGACTTGAGGACTTCTGCCCCGATGCTCAATCCTGACTGTAGTCCTTCTTCTGCAAGGATAAGAGCCTCTGTACCGCGTTGAGAGCGACTGATAGTGAACACAGCATCAATTGAGTTCTCTGACTCGCTAAAAGAAACCATGCGACCTAGAGGCTTCTTGTTATCGTGCTGACTTAGCAACTTAATTGCCTTAGGATCTTCGATAGCAATAGATCCAGAAGCAAAGATTACTTTGCCCATATTAGTAGATCCTGCTTCGACATTGAGAGGCACAATCTTGCCTGATACTGTGCGGTTGGCTGAATCTGCTGTGAGATCAGCTGAGAAAGTGATTACTTGGTTCATTGCATACCTTGACTTCCGTTAGGTGTTAGATCAGTCATTTCCATAGCCTGTTCTGGAGTAACCAGATTAAGGGCTAGAAGTTTTTCAATTACTGCGAGTTCTTGAAGTGGATCAGTGCGCAAGAAGTTCTTATCAATATCGAACTTCACTACATGACCGCGAGCAGTAATGTCATCCATAGATAGGCGATCTTCAATCGCTGTGATAAATGGCTGTAAAGATAGTGTGAGGAACTGCTTGCGCTCATCATTGACATTCTGATATGTGTAACTTGAGTTCTGATCAGCTGAAACATAAATGGCGGGAACATTGCAAAGTCTGGCTACTTCGGTGGCAAGGTTCTGAATTGCTTCCCCGTACATCATGTCCTTAGGTGAGAAACCCACAGTCTTGTAATCTAAAGTGCTTGTAAGGTAGGCGGTCGCGTTGTTCATGCGAGCCTTTTTCCATGCTGCTAGTAATCCTTGCACTTCTGCCGGTGGAAGGTCAGCTCCTGAGTTCTGAATGAAGCCAGTTGTCATTGGAGTTGCAGCAGCAATTGCAGCAGCCTTCTGAACATCGATAGCAGCGCGAATTGTCTGAACACCAGTGTTTAGGATTCCATCACCTAAAGATTGGAATGTAACAAGAGATCCCAATCCGTCCATTGGTAATGTAGTGCCATCAACTGCATAAGAGCGAACAAAGGTATTGGTGCTATCTAGTGTTGCTGTAACACGATGGTTAGCAATCCACTCAAAGCGAGAAGGTCGTCCGTCCTCGGAATATACTTCGACCACTTTCCAGAAGGCTTGCCCATAAAACAGTAGTGAATCAACAGTCCATGCAATCGTTACTGATCGTGGCTGTGAATATGAAGGTTGCTCTAACCATGCAGGTGAGCCAAGCTCTTCATTAGTAGATTTCTTATAAAGCTCTAAAGGAATTGCTCCGATAGTTCCACAAAGTAGATTGCGACAACGCATCAATGCTGGAACAGAGATTGCTTCGCTTCTGCCAATGAATGCATATTGGAACGGCATTGCATAAGGTGAATACTCACCAAGCACCTGAGGTGCGGACTGAGCTTGTAATTGTGGCTTAGCTTCAAGCCCGAATGTCTGCAAGATTCTACCCATAGACAGAAAGTGTAGCATTTGTCAAGCAATTAGACAATGTGATAGGGCGTGTCTAGGCATATATTTGTGGCTTAGCCACTGGAAGCATTAACTTGCTTACGACCATGGCTAGACCAATAGGAGCTGAGATATCTCCAGCACTCTTTCTTTTGATAATACGCCAAGCCGAATCATTGACCTTTGCTGCACAGTTGTTCATCTGTTGGATCAATTCTTCTTGTCCATTGTGGACTACTCGATGATTGACCAAGCCTTCTAAGAGATCGCCACAGGCTTTGTAGAACTGCTGTCCTGAAACATCCTCGACCATGACTCCAGCATTGGCTAAGCGATCTGCAATCGTCTGGGTGGCGTACTTATCAAAGGTTACTAGGCGTGGCTTATAGATATCGCACCAAGCCTTGATAGAAGCAGCCATCTTTAACTCATCGATGGCGACCTGAGAACTATAAGTCTCTAAGATTCCAATGCCAATCCGCCCATCTGGGAGTAGCTGTCCTGCGACCAATGATCCGTTCCTGCGTGACGGACTGACATCGAAACCAAAGATAGTATAAGCCCCAACGGACATTTCAAGCTCTGAATCGCTGGTATCTTCCAAGATTCCATGAGGCCATGGGCTGCTTAACGAATCAATCCATTGACAAAGAGTCTCAGTACGCGTGTTCTCAATCGGTGAAGTAGCAATCGCCTCTTCAATCGCCTCTTCTGTAATGGTGTATCCCAAAGAGGGGTTAGCCAAAGCCCATGCATTGCGATCGTCTATCTTGCAATACTGAGGGGCTGAATACTCGTAGAATCCAAAGGACTTTGGCGGGTAGTCAATGGCTCGCTCTCGTAGGTCGTTGAGTACAGTGCTGAAAGCGTCTCCTGCATTAGAGGTAAGAAGCGTCTGAGAGTTTGGGTGAGCTCTAGTTGTAGGAGTAGCAGCTCTAAATCCATCTTCTGTGATTTCTCGTACTTCATCGATGTAGAGGAGTCCATTGACTGATCGACCGCGAGAGCCGTCTCTAGTTGCTGCAACAACATCGAGCCTTGCTCCAGAGAGCATCTCAATTGACTCAGTGCCGTTGGCGTGTCTGATCTGTTTAACGAATCCTTTGAGGTGGTCATTTGTCTCCAATAGGCTAGTTACTTGTCTGAAGGTGTCCAGTGCCATGCTTCTGTTCGAGCTCATGATTAGCACATTGGTGTTCCACTTTATAAGGTGGGCAAGTATGAGCATACGAGCCAGATGTGTCTTACCATTCTGCCGAGCGACCAGAATCAGGTTAGTTTTACGAATCCAAGAGCCTTTTTTGTCCACAGTAAGCATGTCCTTGAGAACAAACTCCTGCCATGGCATTAAAGGCATCTTTACAATATCGCACAGGTCTTTTACATCTTGCAGCTTTGATTCGCCCTTGAGCAGAGGACTGTGAAGCCTCGGCTTGGTTGCCCCTCGTAGGGCTTTGGGCTTTCTGGGCTTATTGGTCATTGGTCTGGATCAGGTCGGGTCTTAAACGGACTGTCCAGCATCGTCTCGGACTGTGTCGGGGAGATATAGTCGAGAAAGACAGGGGGGGTAGCCATGCGGGATAAAAAAACCCCATCATTGAGCGCGCCCTTGCGTAGGTTGCATGACTTACAGAGGACTCTCAGGTTCTCAAGGCTATGGTCACCACCAGACTTGCGACTGATTACATGGTCGATGTGCATCTCACCCTCATCTGTTCCACATACCTGACAGAATCTACCATCACGCTTAAACACGCGCTCACGCTGTTCTCTATAGCGTCTGCTATTGAGCGGGTCTAGTGCCAATTGTGATCCTTCCAGTGCTGCCATGCCTTGCATGTATCACCTTGATAGATTCTATGATAGTGAATGTAACTAATGCCCCACTCTACCTGCTTATATCCATTAACCCTTGCAAGGTACTGGCTGCGTCCTTGTGGAATACCATGATGAGATCCATTCTTAGCCTTTGGATTCCATGCACTCTCTTTACCATAGAGCTTAGATAGACATGAGAATTGCTTATAATCATATTGCAATAGATGTAATGCATATTCTTTGTATGTCACATATTGCTTAGGTTTAACGCCACCTGCTTCAGGCATGAACAATAGAGATATCCCAATACATGCAAGCACCCCGCGAGCTACGCGCTTAATGCGCTCGCGGTGAGCCTTTGAGAGGCTCTGCTGTGTCATGGTACCGATGCTGTCAAGTAACAGCGTAAATCTTGGGCGTGTTGCCATGTTATTACCCCCTGTGGATAACTTCTGTGGATAACTATTAGTAGCGAGTTCTACCAATACCCTTAAGAGCTTCTACATTCTCATCACCAATTGCCCACATAGAGCAACGCCATCTGTGTTTGATTAACTCACCAGAGCGAGTCATGAAAGCCATATTGGCTGGTAGGTAAGCAGCATGAGCATTTGATTCCCATAACTGATTAACCCATCGCCCATTAGAGCTAAGAGGCACTAAGCAGATGCCATTGCCATGTTCAAGCCATTTGTTGATCCATGGCGTAATCTTGGAGAATGGTGGATTCATCCAGACACGACCTTCCCAAGGAAGAGCTAGACCATCGTCCTCAACTGTGTATTTCCTGTCAGCAGGAACAACTATCATTTCACTATTGGATGATGCTACATCTAAATCAAAGCGAACTCCCATGGCATCGAATACCCACTGTGGCGTGTAGCACTCATCATTCTTAATCTTTTCAAGCATCTTTTCCCCATCCTTTGCCCTTGAAATGTATTGGGTTAGCCGATATCACCTTAGACATCGGTTCATTACAGTATGTGCATGGAATCATTGGTCGGTCGTACCATCCATGGGTAATCTCTTGACTAAGATTGCATTCTGTGCATCGGTAGTCGTAGGCTGGCATGTTAGGCACTTCCTTATCATGTAAGACCCACAGCCTGTGCAGCGGTCAATGTCTGCCTCTGTGGGTTCGCTAGTAATGTGACCATATCTTAATTGAAGTAGTGGCAAGAGATCCTCTAGACGGATGATCGCGGCATATTCACGCGCATCTTCACCTTGTCCGTTGAGTCTAATCACTCCAAAGCCCAATTCCCCCGAAAGGACTGTACGAGCTTTTAATTGCTTTATGTATGCCAATGGTTGAAATCCAGATCTAGCCTTGACTTCAACATCAAAGGGAACATTAACAATATCCTTGCCACTACCTCTTCCGACAGTTGCACCCGTCCACACAGTCGATAGGTACTGTGCGACTACTCGTTCTGTTCGGAAGCCTCTGTGTTTCCTTGCTTGACTAGCCATTGACTGCTTTACATTTAGCGCATTGCCATGTGACAACACCATTGACAGAGTCTGAAGATATGTCCTCTAAGTCTCTGATCTGAACTGGCTCATTGCACAGCTGGCATGGCACGAATGCAGACAGTAAATCTACCCATTCGCCATTGATCTTGATGCCGATGTTTCCCATTATGCCCACGCTTTCTGAGGTGCAAACTTGCCATCTGATCCTAGGTTGTACCACTTGGTAGGGCATCGATGAGCAGATGAAATGGCTGAGTTGCAGAAGTAACCGCCCCAAGCCTTGCCATTCTTCTCGCCCTCTTTCCACTGCATGTGTCCATGTTCGCATGATGGAGCTTCTACTGCTTCAGGTGTTCCCATGATTGCAGTTACAGTCTCCATAGCCTTGTCAAGTGTGACAGGCGCATCCACGACCTTGTTATATTGACCCACAGGGGTTGTCCAGTAATCCTGATCTTCAGCCTTGACCTCTTGTACCGGTGGTTTAACTGGCTTAGCAGCTACGACCTTGGTCATCTCTTCTCGGCTTGGTCTCTTTCCTTTAGGAGCATAACCTGCATTTGCAAGCGCTCTGCCGATTGCCGAAGTCTCACAATTCTCAAGTGCTGAAGTCTGATTAACCCCTCGGCTAGTAACTGTTTCCTCAGCGTACCCTGTTGCCCATGCAACGCCATCTTCAGCATTCTTAAATAGATACGCTTTAACAATATATCGAGTAGCCTCGACCACTTCCAACTCAGTTGATATGCGGAACGCTGGATAGTCCTTAATAAACTTTTCAAGTCTCACCTCTACTGGCTCGTAATCGGCTAAATTAAACATATAGGTCATTCTCCTCTGTGGCTAGTTGCCCTGCGAGTGCGCCATAGCTGCATAGATCGACCCAGTTGTCGATGTGCTGGGCTGATTGATTAGTCCTTGCAAGTTTAACCAAGACCATGATCCCTGCGACTTGATAGTCATGAATTGGTGTCTGTAAGTATGCTGAGATAAGCATTGCTGTGTGTTGCAGGTTATCTTGAGGGTGACCATATGAAAGCCCACGCTCGCGGATAGTGTCTGTTGCTGATAAGAGGATTTCATTAGCGCGCATCTGTTGTCACTCGCTGAAATGATTTAGCAACCACTAGACCCTCACGCTTGCCCTCATTAAAGCCCTTAGCCCATCCGACTAAGTACCATAAAGCATTAGCTGCTAGAAGCAACACGATGATTGGCATCTCAAAGCTCATTGTATTTCCTATCTGTAGCAACGCCCTTGGTTGCTTACAGAGTTAGTGTGACATAAATGTCAGACGAATCCAGTATATTTAGGTAACGAATTGATAACGATTTAGGCGTATAACTTGCCGTAAAGCGTGAAAGATCCATCCTTGTTGATGGGAACTAGCATCGGGCTGACATGGTTTCCATGGGTTTCAATGACTGCCACTGACATCTGCCAATTAGCACTCCCAGCCTTGAGATAAGAGGCTTTCTTCTTATCCATAACATTTCCTGCCTCTACGCCCCATAAAGTCCTGTATTGGCTTCCTATGCCCTCTGTGAAGGCACTGATGCCCGCCCTGTGGGTGTGTCCGCATACAACAGATTTACCAAACTTCTTAGCCAGACCAAGAGCTGTAAGTCCAGCATTGGAGTTCATCGATCCTTCATCGCCATGGACTAAGACCCAGCCTCTGTGGAACTCAAAGGGCTTTTTGTGAAAGCGTATCCCCAACTCATTGAAGCCCATAAAGTTGGAGTAGTCGAGTTCTGGAAGTCCGATGAGGCTAGGAGCTCCTCTAACGAGAGTGTGGTATAGACGATCTGTGTGGTTGGATCTAGTGATGTCAGTCGTTCCGAGATCCCAGAGGATGTTCTGAGCCAGACTTCTGTCTGCATCTAATTGCCCCTCATACTCTAGGTGAGTGCCTTTAGCCCATTTTGATTGGCTCTGCATATCAAGCTCATCGCCTGTGTTGAGAACTAAGTCGAACTTCTCGCGCTTTACTAACTTGATAAGATTCTTAACTGCTTGCTCATGATGATAGGGGATCTGTAGATCCGAGATCACCAAGTATCTGCGTTTAGTCATCGTCCTCATCTTCGTAATCGCCTAGCCGTTCTGGCTCGACTGGATCAGGCAAGATCCAACGCGGATAAGAGGGAACATCTGTAATCATGAACAGAGCGATGCCCTCAGTAAAACCTGCCTTGCGTAGGGATTTCCAATACTCATGTAAGCCAATGCAGTAAGCATCGAGCTTTGAGTAACCTTGTTCCTCTAGTTGCTTAGTCGGTTTCCTTGCCATAGCACAATGCTACCTGTCAAGCAAGATGTTATAGATCTCATCGACCCGCGTGTTGAGTCGTTTGATCTCGGACAATAGGTGGGTGATTACATAGCCAGACAAGCCACCGAGAGCTGCAATGGTGGCAAGGTAAAGCGTGAAGAAGTCTGACTGTGTCATTACTCTGATCTGCCGTAGGACTCGTCTTTAGGATTAAGCCAGCGCAATACAGGCGGGATAACTGCTATAGCTCCCGCGTAAGCGATGTTCTTTGGGTCAGTTTCCCCTGCTGCCACAAGTGCAAGCGCTGCAGTGAGAAACGCTCTGATCCATGATCCTGACATTTTTTTTAGTTCGTTCATCTTCTCCGCCTAACATAGGTATCTGAAAAAAAGCACTATCATTGTCAGCCTTTTTCTTAAAGCTGACATGCATGTGCTTAGTGTGTTTGTTAGCCCCTGTGTATTTGCGCCACTTCCAGTTAAGGATGTGGGAGCATATTCTTCCATCGTAAATGATGTAAGCAATACGCGTGTCTCTTTGTGCTTTACATAAGGCGCGAAGCTGATCAGCAAGATCTCCCATTTCATCTGGCTTACCGCTTTTGTGGAGATCTTTGTCCACATCAATGGCACGAACCCAGCCCTGCTCATCTGGATTATGATCTGACTTGCGAGCAGCGTGTCGGGTATCACCGATCCAACCATCCGATGTGCGGTCACGATCTGGGAACGAGTCATCAATCTGCTCTCTTAATTGAATAGCAGCTTTAGAGAGTTTGACCTTCACTTAGAATCCGAGAGCCTTCAAGTCATCTAAATCTAAACCAAGTGCAGCAAGTTTTGCCATTGCTGTTTCTTTTGCTGCAATCGCTGCTGCAATAGCCGCTTTCTCTGCTTTGCTTTCTTCAATTTGACTTTGTAGGCGCGCTAATTCATCTGCTGATAAAGGCACAATTTCTACTTGATCGCCTGTAAGGATTACTTTGTTGAATGTTTCAGTCATTTTAGCTCACTCCGTATAATGAAAAGATTGATCCGATACCAAAAGCGGTTGGACAGGTAATGTCAATTTGTGAAATAGCAGTAGTTGCATCATTTGTGCCAAAAAATGATTGGACTCTTGTTTGATTAGCGGATGTGCCGACACGATCTCCGCAAACAACATTGATCGTTTTTTTGATAGTAGAGTTTTTATAATTTGGTACGTTAATAACACCTGAAAACAGTGTGTTGTTAGTGCCACAACGCATAGAAGTTGCACCTATATCTTCGCCGCTTGATACAGTTGCGCCTCGTGCAGTGATTAATTGTGAGTAATAATTGGCTGAAGTGACATTGTTAAATGTCATTCTGATGAAATCATCTCCACCGATGCCTTGCATGATGATTTGTAAATGCGTATAAGTGCTAGGAATTGAAGAAAAGGTTATTGTTGACGCACTTGATCCAAGTGTCGTTGTGGAAATCAATGTCAATGCACCACTAGATCCAGCAGAAGCCCATTTCATGCCAGTTGCTTCTGCGCTGTCTGCAGTAAGTACTGTGCCGTTTGCTCCTACTGCCAATCGAGAAAATGTATCTGCGCCTGTTCCACCGATAAGATCACCTTTTGCATCGATCGCAGTTGCCATCGAGTTTGTGACTGTTACAGTCCCAGAAGTGCCACCGCCTGAGATACCAGTACCAGCAGTGACACCCGTAATGTCACCAGCTGCATCTGTTACCCATGTGAAATCCATATCTGTATTTGATGCCTTAGAGAGCAC